TTCTAGCTGATCTAGCTATCGGCGATTGCGTGGTGTTGAAATTCCCAAATGAGATCGCTAACGTTAAAACGGGTAAAAATGGGAATTCCATTTACGGCCTAAACGAAAGTGGCAAGCAATGTGAAGTTGAAATTCACGTTGTCAGGGGCTCGAATGATGACAAGTTTTTAAATAACTTGCTATCACAACAGCAAAACAATTTCGCCGGAACGGTTTTGCTTATCGGGCAATTTATCAAAAAGATCGGCGACGGCGCCGGGAAAATCACCAGCGATACTTACATTTTATCGGGTGGTATTTTCACCAAACAGGTAGAAGGAAAAACGAATGTCGAGGGTCAGCCCGAGCAATCCGTTGCAACTTACTACATGAAATTCTCGAATTCGCCAAGGGCGCTAACCTAAGGGTTAAAGGTGTTTTATGCGGTCTATTACTCTACCAAGCGGGGCGGTGCTGAAAGTGGCACCAGCGCCTTTTGCGGTTTCCAAGAACCTATGGCAAGCGCTGCTTCGCGAAATTCGCGGCGTAGCTATGCAGGGCTCTTTAGACGTAGGAAGCTTCCTTAAGGATTTTTTCTGCGTTGGGTTTTCGTCTCTCGAAGTGGAAGCGGCGTTAAACGAGTGCCTAAAGCGTTGCACATATGACGGCGGAAAGGGCGATCTAAAGATTGATGACCATACTTTCGAGCCCGTTTCGGCGCGTCAAGACTATGTGCAAGTTAGCCTAGAGGTCGCCAAGGAAAACATCGCCCCTTTCGCGAAAAGCCTCTTTGCCGAGTATCGAACAAACCTAGCAACGATGGTAGGCGCTACCCCGCAATAGAGGCAGAGGACGATAACCTGCTAGTGTACTTTAGACTTTGCAAAGCCGGGTACGCCCGGTCGATAGCGGACGCGGCCGAAATGGACGCTAGAACGGTTTTACAAGCGCTTGCATATGAAGGTTTTTGCGGTGATTATGAGCAAGCATATGTTGATCTGAATTCTAAACGGGAGTGACCCAAGGTGAAAATCGGTGATTTATTTTTGGATATCGGTATCCAAGGCGCCGAAAAAACCATGGGTTCACTCACGGGCGTACAAAAGGGCCTCAAGGAAACTGCGTCCATGTCGCTTGAGGCCAAGGCCGCTCTAGTTGGTGTTTTCTACGCCCTAGAGCGGGTTTTTGCGCAGTCTGGCCAGCGCGGCACCGACCTAACGAATTTCAACACGCTACTAGGCGGCGGCACTCAAACCATCCAACGCTATATGTACGCGGCGCAGCAAGTGGGCGTAGCGAACAAATCGGTCGAGAGCTCATTTAAATCGCTATCCGCCACTATGACAAAAACGCTTATGGGCGAAGGGGCCCCAAAGGGTCTAGCGCAAGTGGCGCGGTTAACCGGCGGGTTTTCTAGGGAGGACGTCGATCGGTTCGCACGTCAACCGGAGTTACTTTTGCAGCGGTTATCGGAATACGCCAAGCGCGAAAAAAGCATTCCGCTTAGGAACGAAGTGCTAAAAAGCTTCGGCCTTGGTGATGATATGATCGCGGCCGTGTCAAAGGACGCCTTTAACCCGCAAGCGCTGGCCAAGGCGCCTACCTATAACGAAAACGAAGTAGCCAGCCTAAATAAATCCAATATCGCGTGGTCGAATTTAGGTACCACCATGGAAATGGCCTTTGGGCGCTTTAACGCGGCGCACGGCGGCCAGCTAGTTCAAGACTTGACGAAAATAACCGGCAAAGTGATTACACTAGCCGAAGCGTTTACCAAGCTTGCGGAAACCGGCCACTTGTTCGAATGGATCGGTAAAATGGTCGACGGTTGGTCTACCCTTATAGGGGGCCTAACTACGGCGGTTAATGATCTAAAGAAAATCACCGATGCGCCGCCTGATAAAAAAGGCGACGTAGCCAAGCAAACAGCGGCCGAATATGCTTCGGCATACCCCGCGCTAATTGCGTCCATTGTCTCAGCGGCGGCTGGCATTGGTGAGCTCTTTACGGGTGGTGATTATAAATCGACCACTACGCCACAACAGCAAAAGCAATTTGAGGCAGCGTTAAAAGGGCTTGGCGCGAACAATAACGGCAAGCCGGAAGCCGGCCTTATGGAGTTTTTGAAAACACCACTTAAGATCAGCGTCGAGGACGGTAAGATAAGCGTCCATCCGATCATCGCCGCCCCCGGTGCGGCGCCGGCCCCGGCGGTTAAAGGCGCCCCAGCGGCGGCGCCGCGTACCTACCAAGCCCCGAGGGCCGCGCCGGTCACACCGCCCGGAGCCCCGCCGGCGGGGTTTAAGGGCGCTTCGGCTGCGCCCTCGGCCGCGCCGCCGGCGGGGTTTAAGGGCGCTTCGGCTGCGCCCTCGGCCGCGCCGCCGCTTCGCCTAGTGATGCCGCAATCGCCGCTCATGCCCACCCCAAAATCCATTGTGCCGCCTATGCCGGCCGTTGCTTCGGCCGGGGGCGGGAACACCCAAAACGTTAATGTCAGCCAAAGCCTGAATTTCCAACACGACGGGACGGACCCTAAGAAAACGGCCGATTCCGTCAAAGTAGCCGTACAGCAAACCTACCGGCAGATGTTTGCACAGGGGCAAGTCACCTAATGCCAAATTTATCGGCCCTAGGCCCGATCACAACCACGGCAACAGCACTTTCTAATCTGGTGTTAGTATCGCCGCAATCGACCATCGGCTATCAGCCACAAAATGACCCAGACGACGATGGAACAGTGTCAACAGCGGCGCAGCCGGCGGCGTTGCTGTTTCACTATGAGGGCGAACAGACTGCATTACTCGAAAGCGATATCACCGACCATTATGTTGAGGACAACACCGCAAGGCAAGATCAGATTGCGCTAAAGCCGGTCATCATCACTACTCATGGCTTTATTGGCGAATTAAACGACGTCACCCCGTCTTTTTTAAAGCCGGTGAAATTTGCCGCTGATAAACTCACTACCATTGGCGCATATGTACCGAAAATATCGGTCACAGCGCAGATAGCCTACGCCGAAGCATTCCAGCTATATCAGGTCGCCCAAGCGGTAAAAAATTCGGCGGTGAGCGCTTGGAATAACCTCACGGGGCAAGGCGGCGAAAGCGTCATCAACGGCCAAGGTGTTTTATCGCCTGAGGCAAACCAGAATAAACAGCAAGTAATGTTTCAGCAATTTTACGGCTATTATTCTAGTAGACAACTTTTCACCGTCCAAACACCGTGGGCGGTTTTTCAGGATATGGCGATCAAATCGCTAAGAGCAATTCAGGACGCATCGACCGATGTTATAACCGATTTTGAAGTGACGTTTAAGCAGATAAGAACTGCGTCCACCACTACGGGCAGCCTAAGTGCCACGCTATCGGGCCGGGCGAGCGCTCAAGGCGCGGCGGCCACGAACCTTGGGAGCTCGTCGGGGGCTGCGTCCACTTCGCTACCTAGTGCGCTTAGTTCAATGGGGGCGCCCTAATGTACCTGATTCAGCAAATCACGTCTAACCCCCTGCAAACTAGAACGCTGGTGTTACAGGACGGGACTTCGTTTGATATGACCATTTACTTTCGGCCTATGCAGCTTGGTTGGTTTATCAATTCGATAACCTACCAGACTAAATTTATTTTGCGCGGTATGCGCATCACGAATTCGCCGAATATGCTTAACCAGTTTCGCAATAAAATACCCTTTGGGCTTGGCTGTTTTTCTGCCGGAAACAGGGAGCCTAGCCAGCAAAAGGATTTTTCCTCGGGGGCCTCTCAGCTATATATCCTTAGTGCAGCCGAAGTAGCGGCATATGCGGAATACCTAACGAAGTGATTAAATTTGGGCGAAATTACTTACTATCAATTGAAACCGCAAGCGGCAAAACGATTAAGATCGGGCCGCCTTTCACGGTCGAATTTGATATAACGCGAAATACGCTAACCTCGGCTAACGTTGCGCAATTTCGTGTCTACAATTTATCGCCTGAAAACCGTAACCAGATACGCTTTAACGTGTTTGACACCGGGATTTTTCGCGGTCTAAAATTCGAGGCCGGATACGGCTCGGACTTAGGGATAGCCTTTAGCGGCGGTATTAATATTGCTTGGTCGGTACGTGAGGGCGTCAATTTTATTAGCCAAATAGAATGCTTTGACGGTGGTTTTGCTTTCGCCAATGGGACTACTAACCAACAATTTCCGGCCGGCGTTGCGCAAAAATCGGTGATCGCCGCAATATCTAAGGACTTGCCGCACACTAGCACCGGGGCCATTGGGTCATACCCTGGTGTTTTAAGTAAGGGCAACGCCTATAGCGGCAACACTGGGAAAATCCTAGATGAGCTCACGGGCGGCGGGGCGTTTATCGACAATGGGATTTTTAACGCACTCAATTCTAACGAGTACATAGCCGAAACAAACGATATCACCGTCATAAATACTGAATCAGGCTTACTCGGTACGCCGATACGCGAGCCGTCGGTGGTGCGATTTGATATGCTTTTCGAGCCGCGCTTGAGCGTAGGCCAAAAAATAAATCTGCAAAGCGAAACCGAGGAAGCATACAACGGTGTTTATAAGGTTACGGGCGTAAAGCACCGGGGCGTTATATCCGGCGCCGTATGTGGTTCGGCTATCACCACCGGGGAATTCTTATTTGACCGTGTTCTAGTGGGAGTGCCGCCGGTACCATGAGCATAAGCATAACCACCGTCCGCAACAATATCGTACCTAACGAGCCAAGTCTTAGAGACGTTTTAAATTTACTGAAAAAAGAGATCAACCTAGATCTAAATTCACACCACGTTGGTACTATCCAATCGTTTAATCCGCTAACGCAAACCGCGCAAATCACGATAAATTATAAAAAGACCATTTTTAAATATGATGCGGTCACTCAGGGCAACGTACCAACGCTGCTAGACTACCCGACCGGCCTAGATTTTCCCGTGATATTCCTTGGCGGCGGTTCGTCGTCTTTGACATTTCCCGTGCAAAAGGGCGACGAATGCCTGGTGTTTTTTAACGACCGGGATTTAGATAACTGGTTTCAAGGCGGGGGCTCTACCGCCGCCAACGCGACCGGGCGCCTGCATTCGTTTTCCGACGGCATAGCGCTGGTAGGGCTTCGGTCGCTATCGAACGTGCTGACCCAGTTTGACGGTGATAGGGCCGTGTTTCAAGCGGGCCCTAATGCCAAGGTAGCGGTAAGCGATAGCGCGGTGGAAATTGAATTTGGCGACGTTACCCTAGTCGTTAACGCGGCCGGTATCGCCATGACGCAAGGGAACACCACTAGCGGGCTTGACGGGACTTCGGCTAGTCTGGCCTTTGGGACTAATTCGAAATTTACCGCGACCACCGGGGCCGCAACGGTCGCGCACGGGTCCAACACTTTAGTCGCTGATTCTAGTGGTGTTAAAATGACCGGCGGGACGGCCGTAGTCCAAGCGGATTCGGCCACTAGCAAAATAAAGATTAATAACGGGTCGGGTAATCTCAACACCTTGTTGCAAAGCTTGATGACTCAATTACAGACTTTGACAACGCAGATAGCGCTACTCACCGTCACCTGTACGGCTCCCGGTAATCCGAGTTCGCTCCCGATTAATGCGGCACTCATAACAGCGGTAGGTACTCAGATCGGCACCATTGCCACTAGCCTAGGGAATTTACTCGAATGACGAAGGTACGCGCCGTCGATGGTGATAATGACTGGCTTTTCGGCAAAGGCTTAAACGACTACTATGCCAATAATGACGCCATTGCGCAGAACGTCAAAACCCGGCTGCAAAGCTTTCTAGGGGATTGCTTTTTCGACATCGGCGCCGGGCTAGACTGGTTCAATTTCCTTGGGTCGAACGTGACCGACCAAACGGCTTTAAACCTCGCCGTTAGTGCCGTCATACTCAACACCGAAAACGTAACGGCCTTGCAGCAACTATTAATTGGCCTTGACGTTGACCGAAATTTGACGATTAAATACAAAGCGAAAACAATCTATTCCACCATATCCGGGCTAGTAAATCCGATCAATTCGCCTAACTAGCCCCATTAGCTACACCGTTGGAAGCGGCGGGAGTGGAGCGACTAACGGCGGAAACGGCGCGGCCGGCATTATCATAATCGAGGAACATTACACCTAAGGGCTCGCTATATGCCAAACATTTTAGACGCATTCGGGCTACAGACCACCACCGCGCCCGAACTAACCACCGATCTGCAAACAAAATTTAAGCAGATTTACGGCGCCGATATTAACGTTGATTCCGATACGCCCGATGGGCAATTAATTTCTGTTTTTGTGCAAGCGACTATAGACGTTTTGGACTTGCTAACTCAGATATTTAATTCATTTGACCCAGACAACGCCATTGGCGTGGTGTTAGATCAGCGCGTTGCGATCAATGGCATACAGCGTCAAGCGGGCACTTATACCGTTACGCCCATTACCATTGTCGTTAACCAATCGCTAAACTTGTACGGCCTAGATCAAACGGCGCAGCCAGTTTACACCATTGCCGACAACGCAGGGAATTTGTGGGAGCTAACGACCACTCAACTAGGCGTCAATAGCGGCACCCACGTTTACGATTTTAGGGCGGCCGTGCCCGGTGCGCAGCTAACGATACCAAACACCATTAACGTACCGGTGACAATTGTACTCGGAGTGGTATCGGTCAATAACCCTACCACTTATACCACGCTAGGGATTAACGAGGAATCGGACGCGGTTCTAAAAATCCGTCGGCAAAAATCGGTATCACTGGCCTCTCAAGGATACTACGCCGGTCTACTCGCGGCCCTCACGAATATTAATGGTGTATCATCGGCCTATATTTATGAAAATCTTACCGACAACACCAATAGCGACGGGGTACCGGGCCACTCTATATGGGTCATCATCGCCGGAACGGCGGACGCTTCCGCAATTGCTAACGCTATTTACACTAAGCGTAATGCCGGATGCGGTATGTTTGGTAGCACCACTTATACGATAACGCAAGTCGACGGCAGCCCGTTCGTTATTTTTTGGGATAGCGTTGCAACGCAGCCGCTATTTATCGCCTTTACAGTGTCATCTCTTAATGGCACCACGCTACCAAATATCGCCGCAATTAAGACGTACCTAGTCGCCAATTATGTGCCCGGCGTATTCCAGGAAGTGGACATAAATGGCCTCGCAACACTGGTACAAAAGGCCGATTCTAATACGCTAGTAACCGGCGCGGGATTTTCTACGGGGCTAGTTCAAACTCTAGCCTTTTCGGCCGTCGCAGCCAGCGGCACTTTTACCATATCGTATAATGGAAATACTTCGGCCGCGATTAATTGGAATGATTCGGCCGCGACTATTCAGACTAATGCCAGGGCAGTAGCGGGGCTAGGTAGCGTAGTCGTCACCGGGTCAATTGCTTCGCAATCGGTGGTGTTTACTATCCCGACGGGCGTTCTAGGGCTTATTGCCGCCCCGAGCAATTCGCTCTTGACCGGCGGCGCGGTAGCCATAGCGCTTACATTCAGCGAAGCCTATGCGAATACGCTAACACCGTCGTCTAAGCGTAATCAATTTGTAGTGACGGCGGATAAAATAGTTATACTGCCAATGCAGCTACTCCCGGTCACTTCCCTAATTGTTCATGCTACCACCCAAAATTTCACCGCTCTAGGTGGCTACGGCCCTAACGTCTTTAGTTTTGTCGCGAATAACTCTGGGGGCTCTATTAATTCCTCGTCGGGGCTATACACCGCCGGGGCCGTGACGGGCGTAACCGATACGGTGAAGGTAACGGACGCATTCGGCAACACGGCTACTGCAACTATTATGGTGACATAATGCTAGGTATTTCGATAAAACACGGGATAGGTCTAGGCGACGGGATACAATTTTCGTCGGCGCCTGAAAACTATTTTAGGGCGACCGGCTTAAAACTGGTAGACGTTAGCCGGCCGTGGTTTTTCGACGCTAATCCTTTTGTACTTAGACCCGAGGACGGCGAAATAATACCCGAGAGAGTAGTTGAACTATGGAATTTTTGCCCGACTAAATACCCTTGGCCCCGGCCAAGGCAAGCGCATCAACCGCAAGTCTACCACTCAAACGCGGAAATTTGGGCGGCCGTTTTTGGTGTTCCACAACGCCTAAATCGCCCTCGGCTCTACCGTTTCGAGGATTATGATTTTTGCGAAAGGTCGATGATCCTTTTCCATGTGGACGGAAAAAGCCATGGGCGAATGCCGGACCACGTTATAGAACACGTTTTGCATAAGTACCGGGCGACCGGCCAGCTTTTTGCGATCGGCGCAGCGGACCCTAAAATTGATATTCCATATATCCGAACCGAATCGCTATGGGAGCTAGCCCAAGTCATTTCGCGGTCGCGAATGCTCATCGGTATGGATAGCGGCCCCGCTTGGATCGCCGCTTGCTACCCGGACGTGGTAACGAAAATACTTCGCTCGAAGCCCTCTATAGACGTGCTTCAAAAAGATTGGATACCGCTTGCGATTGATAACATACACTCGCATTGGGATGATAGGTGTCGGATGATCTATAACCCTACCGAGGAAAGCGTGGGATTCACCACCACGTTTAAGGACATATGACACCACTAGAGCTAGTCCAATATTACGCGAATTTGCTCATCCTGCAATATAACGGGCTGCGCCGTGCGGCCGGGACGGTTGGCGCTTTTGCGTCCGGTGTACTCGCCCCGCAAACGACCGTCCAATCGGTGGTGTTTTCTGCAACACCAACGGCGGGGGCTTTTAGCTTTGAGTGGACTATATACTCTACCGCTTCGATTGCTTACAACGCTTCGGCGGGTACAATACAGACACGGCTAAGGGCTATTCCGGGGCTCGGTAGCGTGGTCGTTACGGGCTCAATTGCCGCCGGGCTCACCGTCGTTTTTACCGGCGTAGTGCCCCCGGCCGATTCACTCGCTATTGCTGCTAACACACTCACGGCCTCGGCCGTTCCGGTCACTGGCACCGTCACCGAAACGGACGTAACACTACCTTTTGCTATTCAGGACGCATTTAATCTCACCGGGGCGAACCTAGCCGTGGGTGTGCAGCTAGATACCCTTGGGAAATATGCGGGCGTGTCGCGCACCGGCCAGGGATTTACTACCGAAATAACGCTAAGTGACGCCGATTTTTATAAATTAATCCAACTAGCGACTGTGAAAAATAGCGCCGGGAGCTCCTTAGCGGATATTCAAAATCTGCTATACCGGTTTTTTCCGGGCGAAGTGCTGGTGTTTGACTACGCCAACATGCACATGAGCTATCTAATCTCAACGGCGGTCGGCTCGCAGGATTTAGTCCAGCTATTTGTGACCGAGGGCCTGCTACCCCGGCCCATGGGCGTACAGCTTGCGGGCGTCATTTACGCGCCTATCATCAATAAATTTTTTGGTTTTGGCACTTACTTCCAAGCGGCATTTAATAGCGAACCGTTCAACCGCTATAACTCGTACCATACCGATTGGCTGTTTTTGTCTTATGCACAATCCGCCGGCTTTTAATTAGGGGACATACCGTGTCAAAAATAGCGCGAAAAACTCAATTGGTGTTTGGCAGCACGGCGGGTGGTAATCAGATAGCGCAATTCGGATCACTAGCGGCCGGTTCGCCAGTTTTTTCTACTGACCCGGACGTTATACAGGGGCTATCCAATTACCTAGTCGGGTGGTTCGGTGGCGCCGTTGGCGCTTACTCACCGACTATCGAGGACATGAACGCCCTTTGTTATCTGTTTGCGCGGCAAATTGCTTACGGTTTCCAAAGCGGCATACCCGAATGGGATACGGGTACGACGTATTATATCGGTAGTTTTGCCAGCGACGGCGTAGGCGGTATTTACGCCTCGCTCATCGACTCAAACACCGGCCAGGCGCTATCGGACGCATCCAAATGGCGCAAAGTCACGGGTAGCGCTTCGGTCACTCTTGACCCGTCCACCCAATCGCCCTACACGCTGACGGCGGCCGACAACGGTAAAACTTTCCTGGTGAGCTCCAATAACGCAGCTATGACCTTTATTTTGCCGGCGGCAATTGCTAGTTTCAGTTTTCAAACCGTCGATAAAGACCAAAACGCAGCGACTAATAACATCACCATTCAACGCGCCGCTAGTGAGCTCTTAGAAGGCGTTGGCGCGAATTTCACCGAAGCGGCCGACGGCGGCGCATGGAAGTGGTTGTGCGACGGAACAAACTGGTATTTGACTACTTAAAAACGGGGCGGGTAAATAATGGGCGCGAAAAACCTCACTAGAAAATCATTTTCAATTATCAATGGCCAATATTGGACGGCCCCAGGTGGTGTCAAAACTGTTAGGGCCAAAGTATATGCCGCGCTCTACCCGCAATTAATTGGCGGTTCGGGGTATTTTATGGCGATCACTTCGCCTTATATATCGGCTTCGCAAGGGAGCGCATGGTTCGGGTGCGGGCATAGCGCGAATTTAAACGTGGGTTTTGGAAACTGTATCGGCACGGGCGGCGGTAGTTCGCCGCTGCTAGTTACGAGCATTCCCACTATCACCCAAATAAGCGCTAACTCGTCGGGGTTTTCCCATTCGATTGCACTTGATAACGGTGGTGCTGCCTACGCTTTTGGCACGAATGTTTTTGGCCAGTGTGGCACTAATAACACCACCGGGGCTGAGTCGGTTTCGGCTGTTGTTACCGGGTACCGCTTTCGGCAAGTGGCGGCGGGCTACCAGTATTCGCTGTTTATCGACGGCCCCGGCAATCTATACGGCTGCGGTAATACGGTCGGTTCGGGGCTTGGGTCTATTGGTAGTACGCCGGTACTTATAGCCACGGCGCAGCTATTTTCATTTGTCGCCGCCAACGGCTCATCTAACCTCGCGATCAACGCTTCCAACGGCGCCGCCTACGCATGGGGCGTCAACACTTCCGGGGCGCTTGGCACGGGTAGTGCTACTACGCCGATCGCCTCACCTACCCTAGTGGTGGGTGGTCTAGCCTTCAAATATGTGACCACCGACGGCGCTTCTACACCGTCGTGCTACGGGATTACAACGGCCGGTGATATGTATGCATGGGGCAACAATGCCAACGGCCAACTAGGCGACGGTAGCGTAACGTTTCGCTCATCGCCGGTTTTAGTGTCGGGCGGGCTCAAGTGGCTTGAGGTATCGGCCGCGCCGGGCTCGGTGGTTGGACTTGCGACCGATAGCCAAGCTTACACTTGGGGGGCGAACACTAACGGGCAGCTTGCGCAAAACGACGTAGTGCCCCGCTCAACACCAACGCTAGTAACGGGCTACGGGAAATTTGTGCACGTTTCCATGGCGGGGTATAGCGCCAACATTGCAAGCCCCGTCGCCGTGAGCGGCCGGGGTACAGCGTATTTTATGGGCCCCGGTGGGTCCGCTATATACGGGGCCGGTGATAATAGCTTCGCGCAGCTTGGGACAAACGGCGCGACTACGGCGGATAAGTCCACGCCAACGCTAATGTCTACCCTACCTTTTACGACCAATATTGTACGGGAAAATTTTGTTGCTGAGCTCGATATTACGGTGACGCCGGGTAGCACATACACCGTTACGGTGGTCGATAACAATATCAGGTTAACTGACTTTTCAAGTGGTGTTATTGTCCCCGTCTATGCCGGCCCCGCAAAAAACTTTAAGCTAGTTTTGGAGTATGACGCCTAAGATGGAAACCGAAGCACCAATGAAAACACCACTCAAATCAGCCGCCGACACTGTAACGCTACCGGCCTTTGAAATTCCCTCGTTTCGCACGGCCGCCGCAATCGAACGCGGCACCGAGCGCAATTTAATTTTTGTCACTTGGGGCGGTCTAGGTGACGTTATTTGCTCGGAGCCCACCATCCGTTTTGCTATGCGCACGTTCAAGGGCTGCGAGTTTTCGCTTGCGACTAATCACCCAGAGCTATTCGAGCATTTAAAATTTAAAGACGTTTTCGATCTGACCAAAGGCGCCCCACTATGGGATAAATACCACGCTTTTGAAATGATACGTTCGCCCGAAAGCCTGCAATGGCAATTTATGAGTCATATGCTGATTAATGCCGTGGACTTTCCGGCCCTTTGTGCTTTTCGGTGTCAGATACCCGTCGAACAAAAAGAAGTGACGATACAGCCTAGCGAGCTAGATTTTTACAACGCCTTGCGAAAAACGAGACTAGGCGAGCCCGATGCGCTCGCGGCTTCGGTAGCCGTCCACGCCGGCCGGCATTGGCAGTCTAAGACTTTTCCGAAAACGTGGTGGGACGATACGATAGGCGGCCTAGCTGAAAAATTCAATGTGGTGTTGATCGGCGGCGATACCGATGACAACAGGGGCACCGTGGACGTGGACGCCTCTAATGTTTGGTGTGACGCCCGTAATAAATTGTCCATTATGGAATCGGTCGCACTACTACAGATGATGCCCGCCCTGGTTACAAACGATTCGGCCCCGCTCCATATGGCCGCGACGGGTGACGCTTGGATTTTCTACGTTGCGACCTGCAAGCATCCTGATTTTATTTCGCATTGGCGGCGTGGCCGTTGGGCTTGGCGCATGGTGAACCTCGGGCGCGGCGGCATATGGGAAGTTTTAGACAATTGCCCGAATAAGGCCGAAAAAGTAGAGGCCGAAAATGTACCCGAGGATCTTTTAATATCTTGGCTACCGCGCCCGGCCGAAGTGCTATCGGCTGTTTCAGGCGCTTTGGTTAGGCCCTGCTAGGCAAAGCTTGCCCGGTTTTCTGAAATACCGCCCCGGTGTAAAATGGTGTCAAACCACTAGCACCGGGGTTTTTTGGTATGGAAGAAATTATAAAATCAACCGGTCTAGCGGGCCTGCTTTCAGCGGTTACGGTCATGAGTGCCTTGCACCTTATGGCCAAACTGGCTGAATTTTTTTGGCAATTTCGGGAGAATAAAGACAAAGTAACGGCGACGGTTATCGAAAACCTATCTGATGCAGTAAAGTCTAACACCATCGCGACCGAAAAGCTTGACGGTAGGCTAAAGGAAGTCGAACAGCGACTAGCCAACGGCCCGAAATTCAAGCTTGAGCTAAAGCGCACTCATGCCGCTTTGAAAATGCTGGCCGGCGAAAAGTGGGAGGGGATCAAAAAGCGCGTACTAGACGACGAGGACGGGCCGCCATTATGATCGAGTTTTTTGAAAATGCCATAGTTTACGTTTTAGAAAACGAAGATGGTTACGTCGACGATAAAGACGACGGCGGCGGTGCGACAAATCACGGCATAACCCGTGAAACTTTAAGCACTTGGCTTGGGCGCCCGGCCAGCCCCGAGGACGTGAAAGCACTTACCCGCTATGACGTGCTACCAATTTACCAGGAGTATTTTTGGAAACCGTTGCGGTGTGATAAGATCACCGTACCCCCGCTAGCTACGATAATCCTAGACGCTGGTGTTTTATTCGGCGTTGCCACTTCCGCCCTGTTTGCGCAAAAAGCGGCCATAGCGTGCGGCGCCAAGCCAACGGCCCTTGACGGTGTGATAGGTAGCACCACGCTTGCGGCGATTAATTCCACTTCGGCCGCGTGCTTGGTCCCTCATTTTCAAGCGCTGTTGTTAAAACGTATCGCCCGCATTATTGAAATTCAGCCGAAAAGTAAAA